CGAAACCGANNAGAAGTTTGTTGGGCTGATCGCGGTATTCCCGGACAGCAACTTCACGGCGTTCACGGCGGCGGCTGATTATGAGGTGGATTGGGGCGACGGTAGCGCGCTTGACAGCTATTCTTCAGGCGCGACGGCGCTAAAGGAGTTTGACTATAACGCCGCTGCTTTGGTTGGCACTGATGCCCCTGTGACGCTGACGGATACCGGCGACCTTGTTGAGCGTACGGCGCATGGGTATTCCAACGGCAACACGGTGACGCTGTGGAACGTCACCGGCAGCACTGGGCCGGTGAGCGGGCAGGTGTATTACGTTATCAATGCCACGGCTAATTCGTTCCAGATCGCCACGACGCCAACGGGTTCGGCTGTTACGATAACGACCGACGGCACGGCAACGCTCCTGCCATATCGTCAAGCGATTGTGACGGTGACGCCGCAGTCGGGGCAGAACCTGACGGCGCTGGATTTAAATGTCCGGCACACTCAGGCGGGTTTGCAGGCGTATGAAACCGGCTGGCTGGACATTGAGATTGGAAGCCCGAACTTTACCGCGTCTGGGATGGTTATTCGCACTGCGGCGCAAACTGTTCGTATGGGAATGGTTGAGCGTATTCGGATTGCTAATTTGGGCGGCCAGACGACTTGTGCAAATATGTTCCAAAACTGCATCGGTCTTCAGTCTGTGCCGTTGTTTGACACCGCTGCGGTTGCCAACATGTCTTCCATGTTTAGTAATTGCTCTAGCCTACAGTCTGTCCCGCTGTTCAATACGGCTGCGGTCACCAGCATGTTTGGCATGGTGCAAAATTGCTCTAGCCTACAGTCTGTCCCGCTGTTTAATACGGCTGCGGTTACCACCATGCAAGCCATGTTTAGTAATTGCAATAGTCTTCAGTCTGTGCCGTTGTTTGACACTGCTGCGGTTACGAATATGAGCACAATGTTCAGCGGCTGTACGACCCTTCAATCCGTGCCTGCGCTTACAACAAGTGCTGTGACAATAAGCGGCAGCCTTACCAGCATATTTGCCTCCTGCATCAGCCTCGCCCGCATCGAAGCCAAAGAGTTTAAAGCCACATTCAGCGTGGCAAACTGCAAGCTGTCCGCACCCCGTCTGGAAGAGGTTTTCACCAACTTGGCCCGCCCCGCAACCGGGCAAACAATCACAATCACAGGCAACTTCGGCGCTGTGGTCGTGTCCCGCTCTGGCTACGGCACCACGTCAGGCTCCACCACGGTCACGCAAACCGACACGACAGGGCTTGTCGCTGGGCAGGAGGTCAGCGGGCCGGGCGTCTCTGACGCCGTCGCCGTTACATTTCAGGACACGGGCGATACCGTCACTCGCACGGCGCATGGCATTGCGGATGGCACACCCGTCAGCTTTGCCACTATCGTCACCACGACAGGCATCACCACCTACACGACCTATTTCGTCGTTAACGCCACCGCCGATACGTTCCAAGTGGCAGATACGGCTGGCGGCTCGCCTCGCGCGCTTACAACGGACGGCAGCGGCACGTTGCTCTACGGCACCACCATCGTCTCCATCGTGCCGAACACCAGCATCGAGTTGTCAATTCCTGCCAGCGCAACCGGCAGCGTGACGCTNGTGGCGGGTGAAGCCAAGCGCAGCATNGCACGGCTCAAGAANTGGACAGTTACGGGGTAATNANCATGGATAGCATACAACAGGATTTTACAAAGNTGGACGAAGGCTCCTTGCTCTATGGGACGCTCGTCTGCGGGCCGACCTATACGCTGATTGAAAGCGAGCACGACGCTTACACCTATCCGGTGGACGGCTGGTATTGGTTTNNCAGCGAGGCAGAGGCACGGGCTTTCTTTGACCTGCCAGAACCTGTTGAATGAAACAAATTGGGCTTTTCCTTTTGCTGACAGGCTGTGTCATAAACCCTGTTACCATACCGCCTGAGCGTTTCAGGGAGTTGGGGCGGACTGAAGTGGTGTTTGTTTATGACACCGCAAGCGAGTGCCAGACAGGAAACGCTGTCGCTTGCACACTTGGCAGCATAGTCATTTTGCCGCCGCCATGTGAGCGCAAGCATGAGTATTATGCCGCTATAGTTTGTCACGAGCTGGGCCATCGTTTTGGCGGCTGGAAGCACGAGAAAGAATAAGCGGTGACGATTCCAGCGGAAGTGTTACAATGTTAGCGCGGGGCTTCTTTGACCCGCCGCACGAGGCGACGGAGGCCGAATAATGACGCTTATCATTGAAGACGGCACGGGTGTTCCGAACGCTGACAGTTTCAACACGGTTGCAGAATGCAGCGCGCACGCCGTTGCCTATTTTGGCGAGAGTTTGACTGGCAATGAGGCTGACAAGGAAGCCGCGCTTCGTCGTGCGTTTGTGTACATGAGCGCGCTGGATTGGCTGCCCGATCTTTGGCCCACTTTTGGCGGCACCATTCCGGAAGCCGTAAAGCTTGCGCAGTCGGTATTCGCCCGCGCTGAGTTTAGAAACGTCAACTTCCTTTCGCCGTCTGTGGCGTTGCAAGGGCGCAAGGTGTTGAACAAGGTTGGCGAGATTGGCTGGGACGTCACCCACGGGCCTAACACCGTGGAAGCCGCCCGGCCTATCGTCACCATGGGCATGGACTTCTTGGCGCCATATCTGAAACGCAACCCGGCCAAGAGCGGCGGCACGTTCGACTTGGTGCGGTCATGACTGGCGAAGTCAAGCCGCTGTTCGGTGGCCTGACGTATGAACCCGAGGTTATTGAAAGCGCCGTCAACGCGCTTGAGGCCGCACTAGAAGCGGCTCGCTCTGGCGAGGTGGTGGGCGTTGCTGTTGCGATGTTAGATTGCCGGGGCATGGGAAGCTATTCCGTTGCTGGACGCATTGGCGGCTATAGTGTCATAGGTGCGCTTGAAATGGCCAAAGCCGAGATTGTCGCCGTCAATTGGGACGAAAGCGAATGACGATTGAGAACGAAGTTCTAGCAGCCCTGCAAGAGGCCGGCGTAGCAACTGCAGGCGCGGCGCTTGAATTCACGTTTACGCGTCCCGGCGCGCAGGTTAACCCGTGGGACGCTGCTGGCACGGCCACAACCTATAAGCTCTTTGGCATAGACATGGGCATCAGGCAGCTTTACGCCGACAACACGGCCACCGAGGGCGGCAACCGTACATCCGCCGTACGCCGGGTTCGTATGCTCATGGTTGACGCCACTGGCACTGTCCCCGCCATTGGCGACCGCGTGGCAATTGGTGCGAAGCCTCATGACGTGCTGGAAGTGAAGCCGCTGGCACCGGGCGGGACTCCGCTTTATTATGAGCTAGAAGTCAGCACCTAATGCTATCACGCCGCCAGCAGCGCGCGATTTATGAGCGCCTTGTCGCCCAAGGAGAGGATGACATAGCCGAGGCTTTTCTGCGGTCGGCGGGTAGATTGGACGTGTCGTTTGCGGACCTTGTGGCGGCTATCGAAGCCGGCGACTTTTTAACGGTTGAACGGCTAGTCACGCCAACTGCGGCAAGCATGTTTCCGATGGCCGAAGCCATGCGCCAGACGTTTATTTCGGGCGGCTTTTCGGCTTTGCAGATTGTTGGCGGCTCGTTTGGCTTTGACGGGCGCAGCCCGCGCGCTACGGCGTTCATCGACCGGCAGGGCGGCAACCTGATTCAGCAGATACAAGAGGACCAGCGCAAAGTGGTTCGCATTGTCCTGCAAGAGACGCAAGGCGAGGGCGCGGCATCTATTGGGCGCAAGATTGTTGGCACGGTAAACCCAGCCACAAGGCTGCGTGAAGGTGGCGTTATCGGCTTGACGGCGCAACAGACGCAATGGGCCTTCAATGCGCAGCGCGAGCTTGAGCAGTTAGACCCGGCATATTTCCAGCGCAAGCAACGCGATCTTCGGTTTGACCGGTTGGTGAAGAAAGCAATTCGTGACGGCAAGCCAATTGCTCAGGCTGACATTGACCGGATAACCAACCGATATCGGGACAAACTGTTAAAGCAACGCGGGCTTATTATTGGCGCAACCGAGGCNAAGAAGGCAGGNGCGGCTGGGCAGTGGGAAGCGTTTTCCCAGCTACGTGAGCAAGGCGTTAACGTCTCAAAACGGTGGCAGCACGGGTTTAGCCGCGAACCGCGCATGGATCACGTCGCGCTAGAGTTCGCGCCGGCTAGGCCTTTTGACCAGCCGTTCATTATGGGCGATGGCACGCCCTTGCTTTATCCTCATCAAGAGGGCGCACCAGCCGAGCATGTCATCAATTGCCGTTGTAGCGTCATCTATCGGATCGTGGACTGATGGCCGGCAACAGAACATTTGTGGCGGACGTAAAGCAATTCGCCAAGCTGACAAAAGAAGCGATGACTAGGGTCGCGCGCGATAGCGTCCAAGACGTGATGGAAGGCGCGATGTCGGCAGCGCAAGGCGTTAGCGTGGGCGGCACGGTGATTGAAGGCCGCATTCCTGTGGCGACTGGCGTTCTAGTGAACAGCCTGTCAACTGAAGTGCAAGGCGGCAGCGGATTCTCTGGGTCTGGAAGTTATATTTTGACCATGGCCAACTACAAGCTTGGCGATGTGCTGTCATTCACTTGGAATACGAAATATGCTATTCACGTGGAGATGGGTACTTCCAAGTTCTCTGGCTGGCATTTTGTCGGGCGCAATGCCGCCCGCTGGCCGGAAATTGTGGCTCACAACGTAAGGCTGAACCGTGTTAACTGACATCGAAACAGCCTTTGGGCAGCGGCTTAACACTATGGCCGGCGTTTTGCCTGTCGTGTGGCCTAACAAGACATCCGAACCGGCAAAGCCTTATTTCAGCGTTCAACACGTGCCGACAAGCAATGAAAGCCCGGCTTTGAGCGGCGGCGGCGAGGTGCAACGGGGATATTTTATAGTCACGGTGGTGACGGCCAGCAACAGCTTTAGCACGAGCGCCAATACAAACGCCGAGGCTATCAAGGCGCGGTTTCCCAAAGGTTTGACGCTTAGCGCCGGTTCGCGTAAAATGAGGATATGGCGGCCTGCCCAAATGTTGCCGGGGTTTGCCGACGATGCGGATTGGCGTCAGCCTGTTCGTGTCGATTATTTGGTGACAGGCAAGTGACGAGTTCCCGCGCCGTAGGGTAAGGCGGCAACTTAACCTACGAAAGGAAAATAGACTATGAGCGATGATCTGAAGCCCGGCTTGGGCACTACCTTTAGCATTACAAGCACTTTGCCGGCGAATGAGCTGCTGGCCACTTATGAGGCCCTGACCGGCTGGGCCGTTGTTGGCGAAGTAACCGACATCCCGACGTTTGGACCGGCGCATGATGTGGTGACGCATGTCCCGCTGGCGACCGGCATTACCGCCAAATATCATGGCGCCCTGAACAACGGCTCTTTGACCATCCCGATGGCGATGGACTATAACGACGCCGGCCAGCTCGCCCTGAAGGGCGCACTGAGCGACCGCGATCGGTTTGCTTTCCGCGTGTCCTATGCCGACGGCACTAACGACTATTTCCAAGGTAAGGTGATGTCGTTTACGCGCGGCGCTTCCATTGGTTCGGTGGTGACTGCCGAAGTCATGATCGAAGTTGAAACCAAGATTGTCGAGGATCTGACCCCGACGCCGTAATCCGCTGGAAGCGCGGATCGGTGGGGCTGTCGTTCGTGCCGGCAGCCCCATCGTCAACCTAACAGCACGATTGCACGAAAGGTAGCACGATGGACTTTAGTACGATTGACTTGGCAGCAAACGCCGAACGTGGCGCAGACGTTCATATTGAGCATCCCGTCACAGAAGAACCGCTATTCACTGAAGACGGCCAGCCAATCATTATTCGCGTGCTGGGCCAAGACAGCCGCGAGTTTCGGGCTGCGGTTACATCTCTTGCCGACAAGGCGTCTCGAGGCAAGCAGTCGCTGGACAAAACCGAAGCCGCAGCGATTGACTTGCTCACGCGGGTGGTGGTGCGCTGGCATGGCATCATGTGGGAAGGCAAGGCGCTTGAATGCACGCAAGAAAACGTGCGCATGTTCCTGACGAAGTTCCCGCCGATCCGTCGCCAGATTGACGCATTCATAGCAGACCGCGCCAATTTTACGAAGCCCGCGCGCAGCAAATAGAGCAATGGGCGCGGCAGCACGCCTATCTGGTCAAGAATAATTTGACACAGATACAAGACGCGCTGCCGACCATTGACGACGCCTTTTTGTGCGATTGTCTATTAAGCGCCGGGCCAGTCGAGAACACCGGGTTTGGGGCTGTTGGGGTTAGTCCTCAACGCCTAGAAGCGTGGATGCGCCTAACAGGCTTTAGCTTGTCACCTTGGCAAGCAGAGGCTATAATGAGGGCGTCAAAGGCTTATGCCAATCAGATGCACTCCGATTCCAAAACTGCACCATGGAGCGCTGAAGGTGGCAAGGCTGATGCGGCCCGGCTAATCAAGTCGGCCTTGAGGTTAGGCAATAAGGCGGGCTGATGGACTTTGCAACGCTAACGCTGGGAGCAGACACAAGCGGGCTTAAGCAAGCCGAACGTGCGCTTGATGATGTGGCAAACGCTGCTACCGGCGCGGCGGGCAAGATTGGCAGCGCCGCTGGCCGCATGGACGTTTCACTTGACGAGGTGACTTCCAGCGCCAAAGAAGCCGCTCAGGGCATGTCAGCTTTTGAGCGAGCGGTGGAATCTGCTGGAAGCCGCATTCCTATGGCGAATGATCACATTGCTGGAATGGGCGGGCAATCGCGGCTGGCGAGTGGCTATGTGCAGAACTTGGCTTCTGGGTTTCAAGACCTTGGCGTCAAGATTGCTGGCGGCACTGATCCTATGAAGGCGTTTATCCGGCAGGGTAGCCAGCTTGGCGGAATTACAATGGAAGCCGGGGTGGGCATCCGTGGGTTTATTGGCGCGGTTGCTGGCATGGTAGCNCCGTTCTTGCCTGCCATTGCGGTGGTCGGGGCGCTGGCTGCTTCNGTNGCGCTGATGACAAGCGACATTAACAAAAACAGCGAGGTNACTGTCACTTGGCGCGANACGGTTGGCGGCGTTTTTGATTACCTTAAAGACNTGCTCAATAAGGGATTNACGGCGGCTTTTGCTTATTTNGGCACTTCCACNGGGCAAGTTTGGGCAAGCGTTGTAAANGCCACGCGCACGGCAATCAATGCAATTGTTGGCGCTATTGCCGGGCTTTACAAAACGATTGCAGGTGTGGGGCAGGCGCTCAAGACGATATTCACCACAGGCGACTTTCGCAGCGCTGGGCNAGTGTTGGCCACGACCGTTTCGACGGCGTTCAAGGAAGCGTTTAGCCGTGACTTCATTGGCGAGGCAGCGGCTGCAATCAGCCCGTTTGCGCAAGCCCGCGCGGCGAAGCGGCTGGAGGATGACGCCAAGAGCGCGGGCAGAAAGACCGGCAAAGATTTTGTTGACAGCTTAGAGGACTATATAGCCAAAAACGCCGGGCGGGTGACAAGGGCGCTTGATCGCGTCATTGCCAGCACCTCAACGCTGCCAAATGCCGAACGCGAATTTAGGCGCATGGTGGATGAGATAGAAGCTCGCCGGGCGGGTGAGCGGGCGCTGGCGGCGGCAGAGTTGGCAAGCCAGATTGAGATTGCAGAGCGGTACCCACGACAAGTTCTTGAATGTAGCAACGCGCGCAGCGGATATTTTTGGCGGTTCGGTTGGTCGTGCTGCGGATAGGCTCGCGCAAATCATTAGCCGCGACTTTCCCGACATGGCGATTGAAATTGGCCGTCTGTTTGACAGTTTATCAGCGGGCCTTAGCAACGCGATTAGCGCTATCGGCAAGGCAGCGGGCTTTGGCGGCGCGGTTGGGAGCCTTATCGGCGGCGGGCAATTTGCGCAAATTGGCGGGGCAATTGGGTCTGCGGCTGGTCAGGCCATCGGAAAGGGTATTGCAGCATTGGGCAAAATGGGAGGCCCAATCGGTATGGTCGTGGGCAGCATTCTTGGGAGCCTTGCGGGAGGCTTGATCAAGGGCGTTACTCCCCGCGCGTTTCAAAACTTAAGCACGGACATGAGCGGCCAATTTACCCGCAGCTTTGGCGGGGCGCGCGGGTCTGGACAAGAACAAAACATGGCGGCTTCCATCGCGCTTGCTGATGAAGTCGGAAACACGCTCACCCAGCTTGCGACGGCTCTAGGTGGCACGTTGAAGGCTGGCTTGCAGCTTGGGGCTATTGGTCCTGCTAGAGGCCGCTTTGACTTTTTCACCAACCCGACCACCACCAGCGGATACAACACGGGCGGGCAAGTGATGTCCTTTGCTACAGCCGAAGAGGCCGTAGCAGCCGCCATTCAAAACGCCGTCAACATTGGTGCGTTTGAAGGTGTGCGCGAAGGCACGCTGAAAATCCTGCAAGCTGGCGGCGACTTGGCAGCCAACATCCAAAGCGCGATTGCTCTTGAACAGACGTTTCGAGACATGGAAATTGCATTAGACCCGGTGGGCGTTGCTTTGCGTGAATTGGAAACGCGCTTTGACAACATGCGCAGCCTGCTCGAAAGGGGCGGCGCGACGACGGAAGAACTGGCCAAGCTGGAGCAATGGTATAGCCAAGAGCGCGTTCGTTTGGCTAACAACGAGGCGGCGGCCTTGGAAAGTTTGGGTAGTGCCTCCCGCGAAGCCGCTGCGGCCATGAGGGCGGCGGCGCAAGAACAGCAACGCATTGCCCAACAGCGCTACGGCCTTGAAACTCGAATCTTGCAGCTTGAGGGCAATACAGCCGAATTGCGCGCACGTGAGCTTGCCCAGATTGATGAAAGCAACCGCGCGCTGCAAGAGCAGATATACGCGCTAGAGGATCAGCGGGCGGCGCAAGAACGTGCGGCACAAGCGGCACAGGCGGCAGCCGCACAAGCCGCAGAGGCGCAACGCCGCATTGAAGAAGCGCGCCGTCAGGCTTTTAACAATTTGCGATCTGCCATCAATGCTGAGCGCAGCATTATTGAACAGCGGCTTAATCCGCTGCAAAGCCAGCTTGAGCGGTTGACCGAGGCGCTAACGCCTTCACCGCCTGACCTTGTGGCGGCGCTGCAAGTGCGCGACCTGCTTTCTGAGGGCCTAGACTTGGCGTCTCGCATAGCAAGGTCAGCACGCGGCTTGATGGGCGACAATCAACAAATCGTCGCAATGCAGCGTGACGCGGCCCGGCGTGAATTGTTCCGCATGGTTGAAACCCGCCGCATTGATGCCGAGCGGATTGATGACCTTATCAGTCAGGCCACGCAATTTGGGCAGGCTGCCAGCCGTGAAGCGATGATGCTAGATCGGGCGCGCACTGCCAACCTTCTGATGCAACTTGCCGGCATCCAAGAGGAGCAACTCCCGCGCGGCGCAGGCTGTTGAGGATGAACGCGCAGCCAATGCAGAACAAGCCGTGCGTGATCAGATTGCCTTGCTGCAAAGCCAGATCAGCATCGAAGAGCGCAGCCTTGCTCGTCTTGATCAGATTGCCGAGCGGTTCTTGTCGCTTGATAACGCCGTTATGAGCGTGGCGCAGGCATTGCGGGCCTTGGGCTTTAATGACGTGCCGGCTTTCGCTAATGGCGGTATGCACGGCGGCGGGCTGGCCATTGTGGGCGAGCAAGGGCCGGAACTGGTCAACATGGGGCCGGCGCGTGTGTTTAGTTCTGGCCAGACGCAAGCCATCATGCGCGGGCAGGCTGACGAGCAGGTCAAGGATGAACTGGTCAAGCAGAATGAATATCTGCGTGAGCTGGTCAAGCTGAACGCCAAGCAAGAGCGCACGTTGCGTGAGATTGAATTGCAGGGTGAACCCGCATGAAGCTGATTCCGCCTATCACCGTTACCACGTCTAATCTGACGGCCAGCAACGTGACCATCACCGAAACGGCATGGGCGGCTGGCACGTATAACACGGGCGATCAGCGTTATGTAAACACCACGCTTTATGAAGTGGTGGCAACGCCCAACACTACTGATGAGCCTACGGCTGGCGCGGCAAAAGACCCGCCGTCATGGGTAGCGGTTGGCAGCATCAACCGCTTTAAGATGTTCGACTTTAGCATTGGGCAGGCCACGACTAAGGCCAGCCCAATTGAGGTGACAATCACGCCGGGCGAAGTCGTAAACGCAGTGGCACTGTTTGAAGTCACTGGCGCGTCAACCGTGCAGGTTGAGGTCAATGATCCGATTGACGGGCTTGTCTACGATGAGACGCGCACGCTCGCCGATTATACCGGCATTGCAAATTGGTATGATTATTTTTTTGCGCCCTATGAACTAGACGTTGACGCGGTGTTTTTGAATTTGCCTGCTTACTTTAGCGCCGCAATTACCATCACCATTACAGGTAGTGGGGATGTTAGCGTGGGTGAATGCATCTTGGGCCGGCAGCGCGTTTATGGCAGCACGGCGATAAACACCAGCCTAGGCATTGAAGACTTTAGCCGGAAAGAGCGCGATGCTTTTGGCAACTTTGAGGTTATAGAGCGCCGGTTTGCCAAGTTGGGCAATTTTGATATATTGCTGGCGAATAGCGAGGTTGCCCCAATGTTCCGAGTGCTGGCGGATCAGCGCGCAAAGCCGACGTTGTATATCGGTGGCGATGATTTTGCAGAGACATACATTCTGGGCTTTTTCAGGGATTTTGCTATTCTTCGCAGCGGCCCGGTTACGTCTGAATTGTCCATTGAAGTGGAAGGCATCGTCTAATGTCAATTACGCCACTGCCGACACCGCCTTCGCGCGATCAGGCTGAAGCTACGTTCGTCAATAACGCCAATGCGTTTCTTGGGGCGTTGCCGACGTTTGCCACTGAGGCTAATCAGCTTGCGGTTGATGTTGAAGCCGCCAAAACGACGGCAGAGGCTGCGCGGGACGCCGCTGTTGGGGCGGCTAACTATCAAGGCGAATACAACGCCGGCACAACGTATCAAGTCGGCGAAAGTGTGAGCTACCTTGGCGACATCTTCACCGCCAAGACGGTCAACACGGGCGTGACGCCGGCCGCAGGAGCGAACTGGTTCAAGTTGGCTCAAGAGTTCGCCACTGACTATCAAGAGTTTTTGGCGTCAGGAGCTTGGACAAAACCCGCGGGCGTGACTTGGGTTTTTGTCGAGGCGATTGGCGGCGGCGGAAGTGGTAGTCGATCAAACACTGGCGGGCAAGTTTCAGGCGGCGGCGGCGGAGGCTTTAACAGCAAGCTTTTTCGCGCGTCAGAGTTTTCCGCGACAGAAACTGTTACCATTGGCGCTGGCGGTTTGGGTCGGGCTTCTAACACAGGCGCGAATGCCGGATTTGTTGGCGGAAATACGACATTTGGTTCTTTCTTGACCGCGCCGGGCGGCGGGGCCGGAACACTTTCGCGCGGGGGCGATGGTGGCGGCGGTGAAATTGGCGCAGATGGGGGAGGTGACCCTAGGGCGCAAGGCGGTTATTCTTCTGGCGCTGGCGGCAATGATGGCAGTTCAGGTGCGAATTGCATCAAAGGCGGCGCTGGTGGCGGTTCGCAAACAGGTGCTGGCGGCACGTCGCAAGACGGCGGCAACGGCGGGGCAGGCGCAAACAGTGGTGCAGCCAACGCTACCGCAGGCGCGCAACCGGGCGGAGGTGGCGGCGGCAAGTTTTACGCTACAAACGCCACTGACGGCGGTTCTGGTGCCGGTGGCGCTGGTCGCGTGCGCGTTTGGGCATGGTAAGGGGTAAAGCAATGCGCGCAGCTATCATTCAAGACGGCATCGTCATCAACATTGCGGAAGCCGACGCAGACTTCGCAGAAGCGCAAGGCTGGATCGTTAGCGATGACGCGGCCATTGGCGACACGTGGGACGGTGAATCCTTTATCAAGCCGCCAACCCCGCCTGCACCAGTTCCAGCCAGCGTTACGCGCCGTCAAGCCCGCGAGGCGCTGCTAAATATCGGGCTGCTGGATGATGTGGAAATGGTCATTAACAGCATAGAAGATGAAACAGAACGCAAGCGCGCCGAAATCTATTGGCTGGACAGCGCCACGTTTGAGCGCAGCCATCCGATGCTTATCCAGATTGCCAGCGCGGTAGGTTTGACCGATGCCGAAATTGACGAGTTGTTCGTCGCCGCGGCTGCGCTTTAATCTAGCGCGCGGCTTTGTCTCATCTGGAAAGGCGGAGAATGTGATGAGTGACGAACCCAAGATAGCATTGGGCAAGCTTGAATGGGGCGTCATTGTCTCGCTAATGTTTTCAGGCGGAACAACGCTATTCACGGCAGGCATTTTATATGGTGACGTTCAAAACCATGAGCGCCGGCTAGTCGTGGTAGAAAGCAAGAGCGAAGGCGTCTCGGAGAGACTTAGCAACATAGAAGGCAAGCTCGACTTTTTAGTTGATCAATACAAGAACGAGCGACGGAACGGGCGATGAACAAGCCTCGCAATCAGTCCGAAATAACACCAGAATATCACAATAGCATTATTGATGCGTTCAAGCGCCTAGGCTCACAAAGAGCCGTTGCGCGGGAGCTTGGGCTGCACCGCGCGTCTGTCCAGGCCGCATTGCGCCGGGAAGCCAAGTTTCACGATGAAGGCGCTTCGCCAGATGTGCCAGTTGCTGACAACTTGCCCGCCGATGATGTTCCGATTGATGAAATTATTGCCCTGCAATCCAAGCGTTTTGAAGCGCGCCACGCCCACACAGCGGCAAAGCGTTGGAGGCGGTTTACCATTCCGACTGCCGGCCCTTATGCGCTCATGTTCTTTGGTGATCCGCACGTCGATGATAACGGCTGCAACTGGCCGCTGTTGCAGGCGCATTGCGATTTAGCGCGCGACACAGAGGCGCTGTACGCAATCAATATAGGCGACACAACCAATAACTGGGCGGGTCGGTTGGCAAGGCTCTGGGCAGAGCAAGACACGTCTAGCAGCACCGCGCGCAAGCTGGCCAAGTGGCTGCTATCAGATAGCGGTGTGCCGTGGTTCCTGTGGCTGCACGGAAACCATGACCTATGGGACGGGCCAGTGGGCGCGTCATGGTTTGAGGCCAAACGCCCTCACTTTGTCGCCATGGAGGATTGGCAGGCCAAGGTGACGCTTGCCAGTCCAAACGGCTATGAGTTGCGGCTATGGGCTGCGCACAATTTTAAAGGAAATTCAATCTGGAACAACATGCACGGGCTAGAGCGCGCGGCTCAAATGCAGGATTGGGCGCATTTGTACGTTGCCGGGCATCATCATGACGTGGGGCTGCGGCAGGGCGAGAACCCGCACCGCAACTTCTGCTACTGGCTGGCACGAGCGCGAGGTTACAAGTTTTTAGATCATTATGCTGAGCTTCACGGCTTCGGGCATCACCAGCACGGCGCGTCTGTGTTGGCGGTGATTGACCCAGAAGCGGACAAGCCCAACGCGGTGCAATGCTTTCTGGACCCGTTTGAGGGTGCGGAGTTTCTCAAATGGAAGCGTAGCAAGTGACGGGGCCGGTTTGGGCAATGGACAGCGCCGACGAGATTATAGAGCGGTTGGCACGGGAGTTTGAAACGCAGGCATTCGGCGAAGTGCGGTTTCTGGAAACGTGCAAGATTCCTGAAAAGCTGGCGGGTCATCTGGCCATTGCGGCATTGGGACGAGCGGCTATGAAATTGCAAGCGCGGGTCGATAAACGAGGCGACGCATGAGCAAGATGACGGCACGGCAGGCAGGCACGGGCGCGGGCATTGTGGCGCTGATTGCGGCGGCGATTGCTGTTGAACCTGAATTAGTTTCGCGGTGGGAGGGGCGATCGCTTGATCCGTATCAGGACATTGTGGGCGTCTGGACCGTTTGCTACGGCGAGACCCGCGTTCCGATGCGCCGTTACTCGTCAAGCGAGTGCAAGGCGATGCTGGACGCGGCCAAGTATCGGGACTTTGGGCCGGCTGTAATCCGATGCACGCCGGGTATTGCCGACAAGCCGCCTGTGCTGCTGGCGTCCATCAGCCTTGCTTACAACATCGGAAGCGCCGCCTATTGCCGCTCGACGGTGGCGCGGCGGTTCAACGCAGGCGACATCAAGGGCGGGTGCAACGCATTTACCATGTGGCGGTTTGCCGGCGGGCGTGAGGTGCGCGGGCTGCTCAATAGGCGGCTCGATGAGCGCCGCATCTGTCTGGAGGGCGCATGATCGGCAAGCGTGAATGGCTGGCGGTGCGAAACAACGTGTTTGTCGCGCTAGGCACTGTCGCTGTGAGGCAGGCGCTGCTGGCGGTCTGTGGCTATCTGCTACCGCACTACATGGCGCGCGGTGGCGTTGTGGAAGCCGTCGCAGCAGGGCTGGTGCTGGCGGTGACTATCGGGCTAGGACAGTGGCACGAATGGCGCGTGGCCAAGGGGGCATCATGACAACAACGCTGGTGTTTCTTCGCGCTCTACCATGGCGCTACATCGGCACCGGCCTAGCCGTCGTGCTGGCCCTGTGGCTGGCCTATAGCTGGGCATACGGACGCGGCGCTGATGCCGTGCGTCGCGACCTGCGACCTCGCCTAGACGCGGCGCTGGCTAATGTCGAGCTGCTGGACGGCGCTATCGCCCACCAGAATGCGCAGATCGAGGCGCTGCGTGTAGATGAGCGCAAAGCCCGTCAGGCCGTCCAGAACGCCGCCAGAGCAGGCGAGCAAGTGCGGGGGCGTGTAGAGGCCGTGCGGGAACCGTCGCGCGCTGTGGGGCCGTCTGGATGCGATACAGCGCCGGAAGCGTTGAAGCTGTGGGGGGCGTTATGATGCTGACATACCGCAAGCCGCTAAGTCAGATTGCGGCGGCTTTTCTGACATTGGCGCTCACCGCCTGCGCCACGCCACGCGAACGCATCCGGACTGTTGAGGTCAAGGTTGCATAGTGCGCTGTTTTTATGCATAGTAATCGGGCCGGAAACGCTGTTGACGCAGCGACCGGCCCTAACTGACACAGCCAATGGAGATGGCAATGGCAGCTGTAAAAGACCTTAGCGGTCAAAAGTTTTCAAATCTACTAGTGCTGGCACAAGACGTTGCCGGTCATAAAAAGGGCCGGACTAGATGGCTGGTCCGATGCGACTGTGGCACAGTCAAGTCCGTTATGGGGCAAGCTTTAAAAGACGGCACCACCATATCATGCGGTTGCCAGCATCGCGCAAAATTGGCTGAAAGGATGCGCAAACACGGCGGCGCTAAAACTAGGTTGCACAATATATGGATAGGTATGCGCCAGCGCTGCCGCAACCCGAAAGACAACGGTTACAAAGATTACGGCGGACGCGGCATCCGTTTTTCGCCAGCGTGGGAAGAGTTTGCTGATTTTAAGCGCTGGGCCGAGGCCAACCAATACGACGACACGCTTGAAATTGAGCGGATTGACAACAATAGCGACTATTCGCCAGATAATTGCAGGTGGGCCACGCGCGGCGAACAGTGCCAAAACACCAGAAGAAACGTTTTCCACGAATTCCAAGGAAAAAAGTTGACGCTTAGTGAAATCGCCAGAGCGACCGGCCACAAGCGCGGCAGTTTGCAAAACAGGCTTAATAATGGTATGTCTATAGCGCAAGCAGTATCGACTAGGCTGCGCTATCACCGAAATTTGATTACATACAACGGCGAAGAAATGACCGTCTATGCCGCAGCACTGCGCGCAGGGAAAAATCCTGCTAGTGTTCGGAATAGGATTAGGCGCGGCCAAAGTTTAGAGAGGGCTATAGAATGCGCATCATCCCTTTAGCCGTTGCTTTTGTTCTTTTAGGCGGGTGCGCCAGTCCTCGCGAACGGATAAAGGTTACGCGCGTATCCATTCCCGTCGCCGTCCGCTGTGTCGAGCCGTCCGACCTGCGCCCAATGCCGCCCAAGCCTGTGCGCGAGCTGCCAACCGACGAACGCCGCGCGCTATCTGTGGCGCTGGACTGGCTGGCGGATCTTGTGCCGTGGGCGGTGACGGCTGAAGGACAGCTTAAGGCATGTGCGGAGTTGGGTCATTGATGAACTTCGGACAAAAGGCGATGTTCGATCAGCCGCAAAACTCCAATGACGGCCATGGTCGGGACTTCTCCCTCAAACGCCATGACCGCCTCCCAGACGGCTGTTTCCAGATCAGCAAGTCGGGGGAACGGCGACCCGCCGAAAACCCCGCGCACCACTTCTCCCATCACTCGTCTCCCTTGAGGGCGGCGCGGGCAGCGTGACTCTGCGCACGACTGGCAAGGTCTTTCAAAGCCTCCCGCAACCTCTCGTTCTCGGCCTCCAGCGCCTCGATGCGGGCAATCATGACAGCGCTTTCTGCCATCGCAACGCCTTCCCAGCCATCAATCTTAAAAACCGAAAAAACATCATTTGCGCGACTTACTGCCACCCGCGCGATCTTCAGGCGCGTCTTGGCGTTCAGATCAACCGTCATCACGTTCCTCCTGCTGCTTGAGATAATCGCGGACGGCGAGGCCTTTGTTGGTAACGGCTTGGGCGTTGAGTAGCCGTCCAGATTTTGTTTGCACTAACGCAGCCGAAACCAGCCCTTTATCAACCAGCGATCTGCGTGATCGATTTGGCCACATAACAGCATCGTAGCCGTCTAGGTGAACCGAACGACGGGCGGCAAGCAGCGCCTCCCGCTGCGCCTTGGTCAGCCCCTTGGCGAGAGTCTGGATTTCGGTCATGGCCGGGTGTCCTGCCTGTTGCGGATGGCGGCGGCGGCATCTGTGCTTGACCCGGCTGTGTAGGTGTTGCCGTCGCCAGCGCCAACGGGCCGACCGCACCGTTCCGCTACCTTCGCGCACTCCTCCCGGACCTTCGGCACGATGTAGGCGATAGCAGCGCGGGCAAGCGCGTCCGTTATGTCGCCATAGGTTGTATTGGGTTTGCGCATGTCGTTCCATGCCTCAAGCAACACCCGCGCCAGTTCTTCCTCGTCAATCATGCTTCATCTCCTTCATGTTGCGCTCGCAGTCGGCGGCGATGCGCCGCGCCAGCGAGTTGTCCAGAAACCACAGCGCCAGCGCGGCGCAGCGGTGCGAGCCGGGTGGGCAGGGGGTCATTCTTCCGCCTTCGATGGCTGATGTTCGCCACACCAATCGCGGCTCATCGTGCTTGGCCATGCGATTTCGTTGTCAGAAAG